TGATCCAATTGCTGCCGTTCCAGACGTATGCCTTATTGGTGTTGGTGTCTACAGCAAGTTGACCGACATAACCGCCTGTTGGAGGCAAACTGCCGACCAGTTGTGCGGTTGAATTTGCTGCCAGCTTGGAATCATGAACAGCACCAGAGGCAATTTGATCGGAGCCGACAGCACCATTGACCAGTGCAGCGCCGGGAATCTGACCACTGCCAAACAAAATCTTGGCGCCGGGAATGGTGGCGTCAGCAATCAGCGTGGTGCCGTTACCGACGAGATCAGTAACGGTAATTTTCTTGGTTTCGCTTGCGCTGCTATCGACAACCGCCAGCAAATCATTGGCAGCTAGGTTGGCCCCGGACAGTGCCGCTAGCTCACTAATCCTCAGGTCAGCCATAGCTCATCATGCCGTGGTATCAGTCTACTGATCCTTGTCTAACAGCAAAAGTGCAGACGGATCTTGTTCCAACTGCATACCAAAGCCTTGTTCTTGTAGCAGGCGGTCTTCTGTAGCAAGTTTTGCCTTCAGCCGGATTGGACCTGTCGTAACGAAATCAGCCGTAACTTGCACAGCCGCGTCTGGCGTAAAGCTCACACCAGCCTGCGTGATGATGCCGTCAATTTCATACCAGAGCTGATCAGTGACAAGATCAACGTCGTTACCGGTCGTGTACCCGCTGGCTTTAAGGAAAAATTGTGCTGAAAATTCAGAACCAATTTCAGTGCGAAGCGCCAACTGCAAAAGGTAATGTGGTGCCTCTTGTACGCCAGGTTGCGTTACATCGATGTAATCCCAGTAAGCCGTAAACTGACCGGAACCAGACATCAATGTTGAATACTGACTGCGAAACTCGTCGCTAAGAGCAGTTGTATCGACAGCTTCGCGGTTAGTGTTTAATTCAAACGCGCTACATTGCCCCAGCATCCTAGGGATTGTGTTTGCAATTTTTACCGTGATTGGGATGTCGGTGGCTATATCCGCCAGTGCGATTGCATCGCTTACGTTGCCCTCTAGTGCTGCACTGAAATTGCTGTAAAGCCTGATGCCGCCTAGTTCGTCAACGTTGATGTACCACTTACCGGAACTCTGTACTGTTGCATCTAGCCAGCCAGCACTGGTAACAAAAGCCAGTGTGGCACCATTGGTTGATGTAATTTCAACTTGATCACCAGAAACTAAAAAACCGCTTTCAAAGTCAAACGAAAAACGCTTGCGGCTGGCGTTTACATCAGCAGGATTTACCACTGATGCCTTTTCGCCCTGCGCCGACTTGCGTTTTAGGTAAACGTTGCCGTAGCTGCCGAGATAAACGCTCATGACAACGATGCGGTAGTTAGCGAACCAGTGGTTTGGAAACTAACCTGAGCACTGGTAATTTCACCAACGGAAGCACCGATTGATGCACTGGTGATATACGCGCTAAAGGCAATGTCGTTTTCGTCTGCGCCATCAGCAAGACGTAGCGTTAACGTCACCACGTCACTGGTGGTTACGCCAGTAGCGCCAGCGTTAATAACTTTGCTCAGGAAGTTACCGGCGTCGATGCTGCCATCATCCGCCTTGTAATACAGAAGCGTGGCGGATCCACTAAACCCTTGGATGCCAGGTGTGTAACTGCGTTGGGAGTCGCCCAGCGTGGTGGTCTCCAGCACTTCCAAGTCAGCTTGGAATGACCAAGAGGTGACCTTGGCTTGCGTGGTGCCGGCAAACAAAAGGCTGCCGTCGCGTCCGGTGTAAATCTTGGCCATGGTTACAGTTTAGAGAACACCGACAAGCTTGATCTGCACCGAGCTGATGCCGGGTCGGACATTGCTTACCTGCGGTGGCTGGTCATAGCGCCAGCTATTTGCAGTGGCTGCATCCAGTGCATCAGTGTTGCCGCTCCAGCCGTTTAACGCATCAGTCGGCAAGGTAAACGTCGTGTAGCTGCCCTTGGTTTCGTCGTAGTGATCCAGAAATAACTCGGCGTTGGCGTCTGTGATGTTGTCGTATTGCAGCTCCAAGGTCATGCCGGTGCGGCGATTGCCGTAAAGGATGCGTGACTCGGAGCCGGATTGAGCGCGAAATGTTTTGACCGGATAATCGCCGGAGTTGTAGCTGCGGCTGGATGGAACCAGTGTCGGGTATGCCATGGTTTAGCCCTCGGTAATGAAGCTGCCAAGGCTCAAAATGTCCTGGGCAATCAGGCTGTTATACGTGTCGCTTGTAGCAAATTCAGTCGCCAAGACTTCAACCAGTCCTTCCTCATCCAGCGTAAGTTGCTCGATCACATACGTGCTGCTTGAAACAGTCGGATTGTTAAGCGTGAAAATAGTGTTGAACAGCTCTGGTTGTACTGCTTTGCCGTTGGCAACAGACAACTCGGCACTATTTAATTGCTCATCACTGGAGGTGTAGTACAAAATGCTGTAGGTGCCGTCTTCCAGTGTTGTGGCGGATGTGATGTCACCGTCTCCGTCGATCACGCCGTTGTTGGCTGGTTGGTATGGGCTGGCTTCTGTCAGCACGCGGATGTAGTCGCCAGGTGCCAGTGAAATTCCGTAAGGCGTAGTTTTGAACCGCACAGAGTGGGTCACGCGACGGCGCAAACTCATGAAGTAACGCGCCACGAGGAAGGCGTGATCGCGGGAGGTGCAGAACTGCGTTAGGTCAAAGCTCTCAATGGGATAGGTATCGCTACCGGCTTCTGCCCAACGCACAGACAGTGTTGCCTCTTCCGGCAGTTGATTTTTCTTTTCCTTGCGATAACGGACGATTGCTTGGAAATCTTTGCGCTCCTCGGTCTGGAGGTAATCAACTGTGAATGTGCCCTCAATAATGTTGCCCGAGGTAAACAGCGCAGCAATTTGAATTGGCGTATCGACAATGGCACCAGCCGTGTTGTGCGGTACTGCTGGCACCAAGCTGAACTTGCCGTTGCTGATCACGAATGAACACAGGAAGTAAGGCGCTGTGTCTGCAATGAACTGACGCAGGTTGACTGGTGAATCAAGCGCACCGTCAAAGAACAACCTGTTCTGTTCTAGGAAAGTGGCGGTGTTGGCAAAGTCTGCCGTTTCAATCAAATCTGAGCTGATCACACCACCAGCGCCAGCCGTTTTGTCTGTCAGCAGGTAATACACCAAGTCGGTAAATTTATTGCTGGGACCAATGCTGCCTGCTTCAGATGGAAGGAAACGCTGCACTTCAATTCCAGTGGCAAGCCAGCAACGCACCTGATCAATCGAGGTGAAGTTACGGCTAGCTTTTAGGGTCAAACCAGCCAGCGTCATCTGCTCGTAATTTGGGACGGTTGGATTGGTAACGCTTTCGTTGACGTAGACGATCTCGTGTTCGGGTGCGCTCTCGTTGCTCTTGCTTAACAACGAGTTGTAGATGCTGATGTCTGCAACTTGGCTGTTTTCCTCAAAGAAACGCTCAGCGGTTATATCTGCAGGAATGTTGACTGTCTGCAGACCTAGCGCCCAAAGCTGTACACCTACTTGAGTGCCAGCTTTACGGAAAGGATTGCCTGCACTGACGGTAATTGTGATATTTGTTTGTTCGCCTGCAGACCAAGGGCTGGTTGTTTCGCTTGGAACGACTGTATAAGTAATTGTGTTGTCGTCGTAAGCTTTGGTTTGACCAGGGAAATCTTTAAGGCTTGAATTGGGTCGTTGAACTACCGTTGCACCAACTTCAACAGTTAGCGTATTTCCAGCAGTAGAAGTGCCGGAGATTGTGGCTGTGCGGCGTTCGCCGATGTTGTAATCCTGCTGATTGCCTAGAACCTCCCAAAGGAAGCCAGAGATGCGACCCTTTGGAACTTTGTTGTCCGTTGTAGAAGTAACCCGTACGCGGAATCCACAGCTAGGCAAGTTATATGGCGCATTTTCGGGATTCCCTGGTGTTACCGGAATTACAACGTTGAATTCTTGATACAGGTTGAATCCACCTGTGCTGGCAGTTACTTGGATTCCTGTAATGGTCCATTGCAGTTTGTTAGGGAAATGGGGATGATCGGCTGGACGCCTTCTGTCTACTGTGCCGGTATAAACAGCAGTTAAAGAACGTCCATCGCCTATGTCGCTTGTGCGTGTATAAGT